GCACCGGCGGTATCGTGCGCAACGAAAACACCCCAGAACTTCGGGAGTGACCCGCCGAACAACTGCGCGACGGAAACCGGACCGAAGAAGTAGTCTCGGTTCGACGTGCTGTCACTGATCATCGATGCGGCGAGCTTGACGATCCCATTCATGACATTGGCAGACGTGAATGTTTCAGCCGAATCTGTGCCGTCGAGAACATCAGGGTAGGTCGGCGTGCCGCTCGCGCTTGAGATGTTGGCGTAGACGTAGACGTTGATGTACCGGCTGGCGGTTGGAGACGTTCCGGCCCGGATTACCCCTGACAGCAAGTGATCTACATCTAGGTTGCTAGTGTTGTCGACCGCCGTCGACTCCTGGCCGGCGGTAAATACTCCTGCCGATCCACTCGCCAGCGACGCCAGGCTGATCGTCAGCGTAACGCTGGACGTCGATGGATACTTGGTCTTGATGTCTGACATGACTTACCACTCCATGGCGTCGGCTACGTCGCGGTAGTTGATAGCGCCTTCGAGCACCAGCAGGCCCGGATCATTTGTCGTACCTTTGCCCGTAGCGAAAAGCCTCTCGACACGTGTCGCCAGGCGCTTGCAGTGCGTGTAGACCGTTGCCCGCACCGCCAGATCGGCAGCCGTTCCGACCCATGTCGCGTCGATTCCAGCCCGGATATTGGCACGCGAGCAATCAAACGATCCGAGCCGGCTCATCCAGTCCCATACACGCGCCTTGCCGACGCTCAGGTTATCCACACGATCCCATGCGATTCCGTTGCGCATGATCTCGTCGATGTTCACCGAAGTTTTCCAGACCACGAACGACGCTGTCGGCAGGTTGTAGGCTTCTGCGATCGCGTAGGCGCCATTCTCGTTGTGCGGCACAGCAGCGAATTCCTGCGCGGCCGTGATGTCCGCGGCAAGCGCTGCGCGCTGCGCCGTGGTTAACCCTGACGCGCTGGCAATGCCGGCGAAAAACACCAACAGGCAGAAGATCAATGATGCCCACGTAGTGCCAGCCAGCTTAGTATTCATCATGGGTTCCCTTCGGTAATCGTGAATGCCGTAATCGTCACCGGCTCGGTAGCCACAATGGCCGTAGAGGTCAGTACGATGTTCGTTCCTGACGTGCCAACCGTCAGGCCGCTGACGATAATGTCCCCGCTGTTGTCCTTGATTCTTGCCTCCGCAGCAGTGCCGGTAGCATTTGCGCTTGAGTCCTCAAGGGCTGGCGTAACGTCCATCGTGAGCACCCCGCCGGATACCGTTCCGCACGGATCAGCCAGGGCGAGGACCGCCAGAACAGTTCCGAAACCAGACGTCCCGATTTCGAGCGATCCTGCTCCAACGTCCCCATCAATCGCGTCGGCAACCGCCTGCATGCGGGCCGTTCGTACTGCTGTTGCGTATGCCATTGCCATTTCTATCTCTCCTTTGCCGTAATCAACCAAGAACCCTTGCCGCCTGCTCGCGCAGAGCAGCAATCTTGCCGTCCAGTTCGTCAAACTCCCTGCGCTTCGCAACCAGGTCGATCTCAAGCGCCTGCACGCGATCCATCGCCGCCGCCACAGACGCATCAGAAACCCGGATCTGCTCAAGCGCAGCAGAGCAAATCTTCTCGGCTTCCGCGCGGGCTTCATCAACAATCTTCTTGGCCTCGAATTCCGCCGCGACCGTCAGTTCGTTCACGTAGGCCTCGGTACGCATCACATACGAGTTAGCCGAATCCTTGGCCAGCAGGATTTCTGCCTGTACTTCGGCGAACTGATTGCGCAGAACATCAAGCGCCGCTTCCGCTTCGCCCTTCGCTTGCTGAAGCTTGCCAACGTCTTCGAATGCATCTGCCACCGCGGCAATCCCCGCAAACCCCTTGAGCAGCCGGCGGGCATCGGCAGCGGCCTGGATCAGATTATTCATTTCATCATTCCTTCATCAGCACGACAACATTCAGGCTTGTGGTCACGTCGCCGCCAGACACCCGAGGACGGACATACCAAGTCGCCTCCGAGATCATTTCTATCTTGGCTGCAGGAATCGTCAGCGCGTTCCCCTGCGGATCGGTCAGCGTTGCCCAGTTCGTGCCGTCGTTGCTCCCTTCGAACACGACTGACGCACCACCGAACGTGCCGGAAACCTGAACCGACTTGTCTGTGTACTGCGCGCCCATCAGCGGCGCGCCGTCGTCGTTCTCTCCCATCGCCGACCAGACAGCCAGGAATGCCTTGGTTGTCTGCGTGCTGGAGCTTTGATGTGCGATTGTCGTCATCTGAAATCCTTGTTGGTTAGCTGTATCCGCTGAATGCCTTGGTGATGTCGGTGAGCGCGCTCTGCTTGCTGGTGTCGATCCCGCCGAGATTCGCGGCGGCCTGTGATGCGGCATGCATTTGCTCTGCCTGCGCCGCTGCTTGCTGCTGCTCTGCGCGGGCCTTCCGCACGAGAACAACCTGATCGCCTGGAACGATCAACTGCGGGTCGATACCGAGCATGTCGGAATAGGAGTCTGCCCAGTAGTCCGCGTCGAACTTGTCGAGCACGTCCGGCCTGAACTGCGCCACTGCGCCAAGGTTGCCGACGAATCGATCAATGCTGTTGGTTCCAATCGCACGCTGCGCCTGAGCCAGCATCGAAACGAACTCGACGCCTAGATCCATGCCTTGAATCTCTTCTGGCGCTTGCGGAACGATGCCCGCTTCGACCATGCGTGCGAAGGTCATTTCGATCTTCGGAGAAAGGATCTCGTTATGCAGCCGCTCAAGAACTGGACCGAGCATCAGCAGCTTTTCTTCGTGCCGCTCTGCGACTTCAGTTGCCGTCATCCGCGTGTCGGTCTGGTTCGCAAGCATCAGGAAGAGGTCGGCGTAAAAGCTCGCCCGAATCCGATCTCGAACATCCCGGATGTCCTCAAGCATGTGCGACAAGTCGATCTGAACATCGAAAGCCGTACGGATGCCGCCCCCTTGCGTTGCCGCATCGACGTAGCTGATACCGCCTGGCAGCAAGTCAGAGTCATGGCTCTTGAAGCTGGTCGGGGCTTGAAGCGGCGGGCGCGTCTTGTAGTCGATCCCCTGCGCCTTGCGCAATTGCTCGTGCTGCAACTGCTTGATGTCGCCGAGGGCTTCCATTGCCGGGGAGTTGCCGTAAATGTCCCCGCCCGCGACAGCCCACCTTGGGCAAAGCGCCACGAACTCTTTGAAGCCTGACTCGCGCAGCATTTCTCCGCCGCTGGCCCCAGGCTCGAAATAGCAGGACGCCCATGGCATGTTCTTCGCGTCCTTGCGCTTCAGATCGCGATCATGACGCGGCTCGATCGCCTGCACCACTGGCACCCATGCGTCGAGGTTTCCACGGTCATGCATTCCGCGCACGGTATGGCTGCACTTGTCCAGGCCGAATTCTCCGGCCATGGCCCCTACGGTCATTTCGTACTCGCGGAACAGGGTATTCACCACTCCGCGATGATCAGTCGCAATGGCGTATTCGCCAGCCGTCAGCGGGTAATGGTGAATGACGTTGCTGTAATCCGCGAGAACGATGGTGCTGGCCGTACCGAAAGCGCCAAGCTCCTCGTAGCAGCTATGCAGAGCACGATACGTGTTGCTCTTGGCAAACACCATCTGCATGAGCCTGGTTACATCGGACAGCCACAGCTTGACCGCCACGGACTCGTCAAGCTCAGGATCGGAGGTCGTCAGCCGAAACCATGGCCTGGCTGGCGAAGTCATCCCGGCCATCATGCCAGCAGCCAGTGTGCGCAGCGCGCGGGTGCCAGTGTTGTCGAGAATCTTGTTATGCCGGCGGTCGCCCTTGTTGCGGTCTGAGGTGAAGAACCTCCCGGACCTTGGCAAGATGTTGTCGCTGATCTCCTGCCAGTGCGGCACCCAGCTCGCACGCTCGGCGCGCAGCCCTGCCAGGCGCATGGCGAGAAGCTTGCGGTATGTCAGATCGGACACCTACTGCCCCAGGAGCGTGTTTTTGCCCAATGCCAAGGCATTCGGATCGACCCCCTGCGGCCCCGTCAGCATCGTGCCGGATGCGCCTGCACGCCCAGCCTGCTGCGCCGCTGCCAGGATTGCCGCCGTATCCGGGCGCTTCTGGTTCGCCGCGTTGATCTGCTGTTCCGCCTTCTTGGCTTGCTTGTCGGCTATGTCAGCCTGTCGGTTCGCGTTGGCCTGCGCCTGCTCTTGCGCCTCTTCCTGGCTCTCTTCCGCCTTCTTGGCGGACCGGTACTGCATGGCGGCGCCTGCGGCAGCAGCCACGCCCATGATGATTGACGATATTGCGGCCATCAGTTGATCCTCTTCATTTGGCAGCGCTCGACGACGGTATAGCCGAGCTTCTCGAAAAGATTTCCGGCCGGCCACGTTCCTCCTGCGGAAAGGTCAGACATGGAAACAGCAATGGCTCCAGCGTCCTTTGCTGTCGACTCGAAGGCGCGCAGCAGCCGCACCCCGGCCATGCTTCCGCGATAGTCTTCGTCAACCCACCAGCCAAGCTCTGCGGCAGTGGTGGAGTTCGGACTGAACCATACCGGGCAAAGGACGCCGATGATCCCGCCGATAATTCGCCCATCTTGTTCAGCAACAAAGGCGATACCCTGTCTCTTATAAGCATCTGACG